ATACCAATGTTATTATTTCTGGTAATTTAGATGTTAGTGGTAATTTTAATATTACCGGTGATATAAACCAAACCTCAGTCACAACTCTTGACGTAACCGATAAAACAATTACAGTAGCTAATAATGCTGGTTCTGCTGCTAATGCCAATAATGCTGGTTTGATAGTAGATACTGGTGGAACAAATCCATCATTACTTTATAAATCAAGTGGAGACAAATTTTCCTTTAATAAAACTTTGGAAGTTCACTCTAGAATAGAAACAAATACTTTGAATAATATAGGTAATACTGCAAATATTATTTATAGAAGTTCTACAAATACTATCGTAGGTAACAATGCTAGCGCCTTAGTAGTACAAGATGGCGGCAACGTTGGTATCGGAACAACTACTCCAGCAAGAAAGCTCGAAGTTTCTAATGGACATGTAAGACTTTCTAATGATTATAAGCTTGAGTGGGGCGGCGGCACTAATTATGTTCAAGGTTCGAATGCAAACAACCGCTTAGTATTTGGAACTAATAGCAATGAGCGTATGCGTATTGATTCTTCAGGTCGTGTTGGAATTGGTACAAGTTCGCCAAGTGCAAATCTTGAAATTACACAAAGCGGAAATAATGTAGGTCTTTTAGTTGCTGGGGGTGGTTACAACTATACAGCAAAGTTTGAAAGCGTGGATGCAGAAGCAAACATCATTATTGAAGATAGTAACAGTACAAATGATGGCAATATGATTGGTGTTGCTACTAATGATATGTATTTCATTACAGATACTGCAGAACGCATGAGAATAGACTCAGCAGGTAAGCTATTCTTAAACTCAACCTCAGTAACCGCAGGTTATACAGGAGCGCATTTAATTGTTGGTGGTCAGACTAGCCCTTTAATAAAACTACAATCTACGCAAGGTACTGGTTCAGCATGGGATATATATACAAGTAGCGGTACATCTTTAATTTTTGCTAGAAATCAAAGTGATAAAGTAGCTATAACTTCATCAGGCAATGTTGGAATTGGTACAGCTACAATAAGACAAAGATTACATCAACATGTGACTGATTCAGGTGCAAACTATCATGCATTTACTAATTCAACAACAGGCACAGGTGCAGCAGATGGTTTAGTTGTTGGTATAAGTGCAAGTGAAGATGGATTAATTTGGAATCACGAAAACAAAAACATACTTTTTGGTACTAACAACGCAGAACGCATGAGAATAGACTCTTCAGGTAATGTTGGAATAGGTACAACTTCTCCTGATAATAAATTAGACATTAAAGGGACTGTAGGTTTTGAAGCAACAAACAGTACAAACAAATGGTTGGCTTACACTTATACAGATAATACATTTAGACTTAATTACAATGGTGCAGGTGCAGATGAGATAACTGTGACGTCATCAGGAAATGTTGGAATTGGTACGACTGCACCCGAAACACCTTTACACGTTTCAACAGCTAAGTCATCTGTAACAGATAGCGTATTAACTTTACAAGATACTACAGAAACTTTTGGTAAAATGATAGAGTTTGTAGGTGCAGGTTCTACAGACTGTAGAGGTATTATAGGTTTCCAAGAACCTGAAGATAATGCACCAGAACTTTACATAGCTAATGGAGGAACTGAGTCTGCTGGAAATGGAGTAGGGTTAGCTTTCTGGAGCTACATAACTGTAAATAGAATAATACCGTGTGATAATTTAGGAGCTTTACGAGACAATGCAATTGATTTAGGTTCATCAAACGCTAGATTTGATGATATATATGCTACCAATGGCACTATTCAAACTTCTGATGAAAACGAAAAACAAGACATACAAGCCTTAACAGATGCAGAGCAAAGAGTTGCTACAGCGTGTAAAGGTTTAATAAGAAGATTTAGATGGAAAGATGCAGTAGCAGAAAAAGGCGATGATGCTAGATTACACTTCGGAGTTATAGCTCAAGACTTACAAGATGCATTTACAGCAGAAGGTTTAGATGCAGGTGACTATGGTATGTTTATATCACAGACCTGGGAAGATGATGACGGAGTAGAGCAAACTAGGCTCGGAGTAAGGTATAATGAACTCCTAGCTTTCATAATAACAACTTTATAGGAGAACAAGATGGCAAATACATACGAATGGGACTGTAAAACAGTAGACGTGTACCCAGAATACGAGGATCACACAGACACAGTTTACAACGTCCACTGGAGACTTAACGCAACAAGCAGTGAAACACACGAAGTGGATGGTCAAGAAGTACCATATACCGCTAGTGTTTATGGTACTCAATCACTATCATTAGAAGATGTCGGTACAGACTTTTTACCTTTTGAAGATTTAACCAATGAAATAGTTACTGGTTGGGTTGAGGGTAATATGGGTGAAGAGGAAGTGGCTAATTTAAAAACTTCTTTAGACTCTAAGATTACTGAAGAGATAACACCTACTACTGAAACAAAAACTATAGGCGAGTAAAATATTATGGCTGATACTTATACAACTAACTTACAACTAAGAAAACCAGAGGTAGGAAGTTCTACTAATACTTGGGGAGAAAAACTCAACGTAGATTTAGACCAGGTAGATGCAGTCTTCTCGGCAAATGGAGCAGGAACAAGTGTTGGCCTACATGTGGGAACTGGTAAAAATTTAAAAGTACATGGTACATTAACAGCAAGTGCTGATGTGTTTTTAGATGGTGCTGGTACTTCACAAAACGCATTAAAGTTTATTGATGAAAATGGTTTCTCAGTTGGACTAAAAGCACCAGCAGATTTAAACGATACAAACATAACATTGGTGTTACCCGACACTACAAACACATCTAATGGTACAGCCTTAATTGCTACAAACGTAACCAATAATGTTGTAACCCTAGGATTTGGCACACCTCCAGTTACAGTAAGTAATTACTTTGCAACATCTGGACTATCTAGCAAAGACCTAGGAGTTGGCTTACATATTAAAACTGGTGATAGCGGAGCTTCATCTGTTCAGGCTAGTTATGATGAATTGGTTATAGAAGGTAGTGCTGACGCAGGTATATCAGTTTTATCGGGAGCATCTAATACTGGCGGAATAAGATTTGGTGACTCAGGTAACTCTAACGCTGGTGGCATTACTTATCTTCATACCGATAATACTATGAACTTTGTTGTTAATGGTACTTCATCTTTTTCTGCAAATGGCCAAGACATTATGATACCTAATTCATCAGACGCGGGTAGAATACAAATAATGGGTTCTTACACAAATCCACAAATAATTATTTATGGGCCAACTAATAGCAATACTACTAAAATGTCTTTTAGAAATGGTAATGGTGCAGTTGGAACTATTGCAACAAATGGTTCTGCTACCTCTTACAATACATCTTCAGACTACAGGTTAAAAGAAAATGAAGTAGCTGTATCTGATGGTATAGAAAGATTAAAACAATTAAAGCCTTACAAATTTAATTTTAAAGCTGATCCAGATACAACAGTTGATGGCTTCTTTGCACATGAGGTTTCAAGCGTAGTACCAGAGGCTATAACTGGAGAAAAAGATGGAGAGGAAATGCAAAGTATAGACCAAAGCAAACTTGTTCCTCTTTTAGTCGCAGCAGTTCAAGAACTAACAACTAGATTAGAAGCATTGGAGAATTAAATGCCATTAATACAAGTGACTCCTCCACCTGGCATTGTCACTAACGGTACTGATTATGCCAACAAAGGAAGATGGACAGACGGTGACTTAGTACGTTTTGAAAACGGATATCTAAGACCGATCGGTGGATGGACAAAACTCAACACATCAGCTCTTACTGGTACTCCTACTGGTATGTTCTCCTACATAACCAATGGCGGTAAAAAAGTATTAGTAGTTGGAACAAGAGAAAGAATCTATGTTTTAATAAACGATACTTGGTATGACATCACGCCATCAGGTTTTGTTACAGACGCATCTTTTGATCCTTTAGGATATGGTGCATATCACTATGACGTTGAAGACTATGGTGATGCACGTTCACAATCTGGTTTATTATTTAACACTAACTCTTTTTCTTTTGACAACTTTGGCGAGATATTACTTTTTTGTTGTCCATCAGACGGAAGAATATTTCAATGGAATCCAAACACGCCTAGCACAATAGCAGTACCCGTTTCAGGTGCGCCAACTAACTGTGCTGGTGTATTAGTTACTAACGAAAGACACGTTGTAGCTTTAGGTGCAGGTGGCGATCCTAGAAAGATACAATGGTCATCAAGAGAAACACTAACAACATGGACTGCGGCATCAACCAATACTGCTGGTGATTTACAAATACCTACAGGTGGTAGAGTGCTAAGTGCAGTTAAATGGCAAACAGACGTTATTATCTTTACTGATACTGGTGTAGCTAGATTGTATTACACAGGTTCTCCTTTTATTTATGGCATACAAGACGCTGGTACTAACTGTAAAGCAATCAGCCCAAGAACAGTTATAGCTGCTGATTCATTCTTATGTTGGATGGGTGAAAACTCATTCTTTGTATTTGATGGAGCAGTTAAAGAAATAAAATGTGAAGTGCATGATTTTGTTTATGACAATATAAATAGTCCCTATAGAAAAACATCATGTGGTGGTCACAACTCTAACTTTAATGAGATGTGGTTTTTCTTCCCTGTTGGCACAGATCAGTTAACACCAAACAAATATGTTATCTGGAACTATATAGATAACGTATGGAGTATTGGATCAATGGATAGGGGATGTTGGTTAGACCAAGGCGTATTAGACTTTCCAACAGCATGTGATAGCGCTGGTTTTGTTTACGAACACGACAGCACAACATTAACTAACTCAGAGAACTTAGGTTCAGCAGTACCCTACGCAACGTCAGGGCCTATTGAGATAGGCGTTGGTGATAACTATGTACAATGCAATCAGATTATCCCAGACGAAGAAGCAAACACCTTACCTGGAGTTGTATTAAGTTTTACAGGAAGATTTACACCGCTTGGCGCAGAGACAGATTTTGGTAGCTTTACTTTTGAAACTGATGGTTACACAGACGCAAGATTTACAGCAAGACAAGTTAAGATGAAAATAACAGGCGACACAGACCAGTTATTTAAAGTTGGTAACATACGACTAGATGTTAAAAAAAGAGGTCGTAGGTAATGGCACGAAAGGCATTAAGAAGACCAGGGCCAGTATTAGATACAGATTATCAAAACTATCTGATTTCTGAAATAGAGTACAGAGATGGGTTAGCATTTAAGAAAGGTGAAAGAATAGAGGTTAGTGGTGTAGATGCTACTGAACTCGTATTAGTGAGTCCAAATGGAACAAAATATAAACTTAGTATCGCAGACAACGGAACAATCTCCGCCACAGCAACAGTCTAAAGAAGACTGGGAGCTAGAGTTTGATAAATATAAAGACTTAATTGAAAAGGTTATTGACTATCAAGATTCCTATACAATTG